GTAGGTTCGAACCCGGGGTAATCACTTCTTAGTGGTTACTGCTAACCTGTACGCTGGATAATGACTTCTGGGTGGGTGGAGTACAGTAAAGTCGCTTGATTGGCTATCGAATCAAGGTGTTGGCAACACACCATTTGCACAACCTCAAATCACAATATGGCTACAATTAGACAATTTATGAGTTTGGGAAGCAGTCTCGCATGTGAAGTGAGACAACGGATCACAACCCTGGGGGTCCGAACCGGTGGAGCAGATATAGCATTAGCTGTGCTATTCTTGTTACACAAAATCCTTTCTAAGTTTGGGGTTAAACGTTGTATTGCAACAGCATTCATGCTGTATAGTGCATACCGCGCTTATCTCAAGGCACAGAGAATTCTATACCTAAGAAACCAGTTGGTTTCGTTTGAAGAGGTACGTAGAACTGTTGTCGCTGAAAGGGAGTCGTTGCTGGTAGATGAAGAAGAGGAGTATCCATTTATCTATAAGGTAGCAGCGGAAGTAGTTTTGAGAATGGGAGGTCGTCCCACAACGACACCTGAGCTTAAAGCTGCGCGGTTACTCGCGTGGAGAATTATGCGTGCTGGCGATCACCGCATTAAACACTGTGAGAAAGACATTCCAAAGATCATGATTCTGATTTCAAATCCAACGACGTTAGAATCGATAACAGATACTGTTATGATCAATGACACTTTTATTGTTGCAAAACAAAAGAGTGAAATTGCTCTAGCAAATCTTACTATCCCTGGTGATCATGTCTTTCGAGCAATGAGTAACTAGGACCGCCCACAATATACGTTGGGACTGTCGACTCCATTGAAGGCTAAAGTGGATATACCTTTTAAAGAAGGCGAAAGGATGGTTGTCTCAACGGATATTGGGGCGGTGAAAGTCAGAGAGAGACGATTGACGACCCTTACTCTCGGTCTGACTCAAAACTGGGGCGTACATAAAAACAATTTGAAGAATCTAGAAAGAGCAATAGTCGAACGTGTTTTCATGGTGAAGGGTGAAGATGGTGCTTTTGCACCACCTGCACCACCTACCACCAATATAAAACGACGTTTGCAAGCATTTACCCGTAGGTTATTTGATACAATTGAAGAAGTAGAACCGATATCCACGAAGCAATTCGTTGAGACATACGTCGGGAAGAAACGGAGAATGTATCAACATATCCTCGATAACTTGTATCTATATCCGCTCCGTGAATCTGATGCATTTGTCAATCCCTTTATCAAGGATGAAAAGACTGATTTCAACTTGAAACCTGACAAATGTCCTCGGATTATTCAACCACGAAAAGCTAGGTTCAACATTGAGTTTGGGGTGTACTCAAAGCCTTTGGAGAAGGCTATTTTCCGGGCTATATCTTCTATTTTTAGGGGGGTAACAGTGGCAAAAGGTCTAAACTGTTTTGAACGGGGTGAATTAATCCATAAGAAGTGGAGTTCTTTAGTTGACCCCGTCGCTTTGATGATTGACGCATCACGGTTTGACCAACATTGTCACAGTCTCATGCTAGGATGGGTGCACATGATTGAGGAGAAAATATTTCCCGAGCTTAAACGACTAAACGCGATGCGAAAGAAGAATCGTTGTTTTGCTCGAACCGATGACGGAAATATTGATTACACGGTTGAAGGGAAGTTGATGTCTGGTGACATGGATACTTCTCTCAGTGCGTGCCTCATCATGAGTGCCTGTGTTTGGACTATCATGAGGGAGCTTAAAGTTAAAGAATACAACTACATCAATGACGGAGATGATGGAGTGCTGTTCGTTGAGAGATCACAAGTAGAACGAGTTCGAAAGGATTTCCAGCGAATTTTTAAGGAATTCGGTTATACTGTCAGAATTGACAGTCAAGCCGATTTAATTGAAGAGGTCGAGTTTTGTCAAACTCGCCCTGTTTACGACGGTACAAATTGGAGGATGGTACGTGATCCTGTGAAGGCTTTAGCCAAGGATGCATTGACGTTGCGAAGGATTAGGGATAGTAAACACTACCAGGAGCTGCAAAGTTCCATTGGTTGGTGTGGACTGTCTCTTGCTGGCGATCTGCCAGTCTTTAATGCGTTTTACAAGCATCTTATAACACAGACTTACAAACCTGATCCCGATTATACTACCGGAATGCAGTATCTTGCACATGGACTGGCCCCCAGAGCTGGACCAGTAACAGATGCTGCACGCTTCAGTTTCTTCCGGGCATTCGGTCTGTCTCCTGAAATACAATTAGCAATTGAGGAGTATTATTTAACTTTGACGCCATTACTTTATGACCAACCTGTCCCCGTTGCATTTCATGCACCTAATACTGTAATAGAAGAACTGACGCAACGAATTTAGAGAAATAGAAAATAATAAAATGAAACAAGAAAAGAAAAGAAAACAAACTTTCGTCTACAAGGGGGTTCAACCCGAGCTAGTGGATCATGTTGCTGGAATGGTCAATCCGTTTTCGGATGAAGCTGAACACAGTAAGATCCACGATGCGAATGCCTCCAAGACGTTTTGTTTCCAATCAAGACAATATAAGACGGTTGAAATTAACAGCAATGGGATGGGTTATACGGAATTCTATCCTGCCCTCAAAGATTATGTGAAAGGTGTCAACACAAATGGAGCTGGCACAGCTGCGATGTTACCTACTTCAGGTACACTATCCGCTGGAGCCACATTCACAAGTGTTGATGTTGCCGATTACACAAATTTGGCGGCAGTCGCGTATAGGTATCGAATCGTTTCCTGGGGAATCAGAATCACTTGTGTTACTGAAGCTCTGGGAACGAAGGGAGAGTTACTTATCCGCGAACTTGATGCAATCGGCGCACTACAAGGCGTCGGAACCTTCGGAATTTCTGACAATACCGTCAGAATTCCCATCACACACGATATGAATATTTGTATTGTACCCAACTCAGTGGGAGAATCTTACAAAGATTTTCGCAATGTTACAACCACGTACGCAACAGAACAGGCTGATGTTGCCATTGAAGCCGCTTATCGTCATGTCGGTCTCACCCTGATTGGGTGTGACAATGATCAGGCCGCTGACACTACTAAAATTATTTTGACCGCAGAGGTGGTCTATAATCTTGAAATACTGCCAACGATCGGATCAATCGGCATGAGGATGGCTTCACCACCTGCACCCCATTCCAATACCATATTGGAGGCCGTTCATAACACCAGAGCCGCTACCCCGTTAGTGAATTCTGCCCCGAGTCTGTGGCAGAAGGTCAAGAAAATCGCGGGGCAGGCGCTTCTTGGAGTTGGTGAAATGGCTCTGGGACGTGTTGGTGGGTTACTTGGCAACTATATCCAGTCCAAGCGAATGCTCCCGCAAATCGCCGATTACACCCGTAATCGTATGTTGCTCACCAATGGTTGAATCACCGTTAAGTATTACCAATCTTGAGGAAAATTATTTAACTCGTAAAGAGGATAACTTCTATGAAAACACTAGAAAATTTGGAAAAACTCGTAGACGTACGAACGGAAAACAAAAATCTCCATAGGGGACTCTGTACCATCTTGATGGGGGCTGTAAACAGGGAAACCAAACCATAAATCGAC